GACTGACTTATGTTTGTCCTTACAAGTAATATTCCGAACTCCAACAACAGATCCAGCAGGAGTCAATAATAGATTAAAGTAACACTCACCCACTACGCCAATATCTCCATCAGTATATCCAATACCAGGCCTGTATGGTATAAGAGTTGTCACAATACCAACTGCCTGACTACCTATTCCAGCAATTCCTCTAGTAGTAAAGTTATAAGTATCTGTCCGTGCAATACCAGCAAACTGGTTATTATTCATATCTCTAAATGAACCCTCTGCCATTGAAACAAAGTATTCAGTATTTAATTTAAGATCAGTTGCAGGATCTATCTTTATAATTCTATCCGATAAGAAAGATATCCTCTGGTCCTGTACAGGAATCCTCTCATGAACTGCATTAGTTAATGTCTCAGTAAGTACAATATTACCTGCACCCTTCAGTACTGGTTCATTGAAAGTAATTGTTAGATTCACAGCAGTCTGAACTCCAACTGCATCATCAGCAGGAGTTGTAAATGTAATATATGGAGCAACATCATCTGTTCCTTCAATAAGATCAGGCCCCTCAGTAACAGGATATTTTGGAGGAACTACATTAGTAGCCTGACAATATCCAGATCCAACGGTAATCATGTATATGTCAACAATTCTCCCACTGTCATCTAATATTGCTTGTGCTTTAGCTCCACCACCATGACGAGTCTTATCGATAATGGCAATAAATGGTGGTTCTGTATATCCAAATCCTGCATCCAATATCTCCAATGTCAATATACTACCATCAATAGAAGATATTATAGGAAGAAGAACAGCAGTCTTAGTACCATCTCCATGAACCTCTATTTTAGGAGGAATACAATCAGCCCATATAAATCCTGGCGGAATAGAATCTCCCAGATCATCCTGATTCTTGGGATTATTTGTTTTCTCATTACAATCAAATAAATCAGGAACTCCACCTCCTAGTAAACTTAGAAGAGAGAACCTATCCTTAATACCCAGATTTGCAGCCTGATCTAAATTGTTCATTATATTCATACTACCCAACATACCTTCAAAACTCACTTTAGGTGGATCAGTTAAGCCCATACCCTGTGACCAATCCTCATATTCCTTACATTTTAGATTATCACAAGACAAGAAGGACATTAACATATTAATATATGATGATACTTTACCCAGTAGACTACCAATACCACCTATAGCACCAGTCAACCAATCCAATCCCATTGTAATTGGTCTTAAACCTTCACTGATTTTATCATTAACATCTGCCATCAATGAACCAACTGCCTGTTCCACAGCGCAAGCAGTACTGTTTAAGGCTCTGCCTATCATACTCTTAAGCATATCCAAGATATTCTTACCTAAATCTATACCAAGTTTATCAAAGATACAGAAGATAATATCCATTATCCTCTTAAAAGCATTTACTATTGGAGATTTTTGTGGTTCTGGAACTAGTAACCCAATAAAGTCTCTGAATCTCTTTCCAAGTAAACTTAATATCTTATCTCTAATATTATTAATAATCTGTTTGACAAGTCCACTAATCAAACGAGCAGCCTTACCAATTATCTTATTAATATCCTTTATCATATTCCTTGCAGTGTCAATATAGACACCAGCAAACTCTGTGAGTGAATTTACTGTCTTAAGGAAACTTCCTATAACATGTGTAATATCACTAAGAGCATCATTCTCACATGCATTATTTCTTGTATGAGGTCCTAAATTTATGTTTGCAAAGGCAACATCTGCTGCTCTGGCTTTACTAATACCTTCTCTTCCTCCTTCTTTCTCACCCTTCTCAGCAGATCCATCAGATTTCTTTAATTTCTTTTCTTCACCAACTTTATTTTTAGCGTTTTCTGATGGCGTTCCTGCTGGTTTTGCATCTGGTAATGGTTGCGTAGTAAGTCCATCTACACCAGCTCGTCTTCCAGATAAAATACCAAAAGCATTTTCTCTCTCAACGTTATCTCTATCATTAAAACTTGTAGGGCCTTGAGGAATTAAAAATCCATCAGAGTTCTTAGCCCCCAATGGATTTACATTCCTAGCCAATGCACCAAAGATGACTGGCTGTTGTGCCTCTTCTCCGTCTAAGAAGAAACCGAAGACAGTTTCTCCTCCTACCATTCTAGAACTTTCACCTAAACATGCCTGTCCACTACCAGAAGTAGCATCAACTAGAACATGTGACCAAGGTAAGTCTTCGTCTGGTAATATACTATCATCGAATGGATGATAACCTATAATTCTAACTCTACACCTAAATGCCCATCCAGCATCTGTATCGGTTGACTCGTCACGCCAAACTTCTGGTTTAGCAACTCGGCCAATCCACCATACAAATCCATCTCGGCCAACAAAGTTGGTCTTTAATAGGGCACTGTCTAGCATTATTCACTAATCGTCATAAATCAAGCACTCTGGCTCGTCTGGATGCTGGTCGCAAAAGAGTTCGATGCAATTAGGATCGTGGTGATCTCCTGCAACTATCTCGTCATGATGATGTTCTTCATATTCAACTAAATCATGAAGTTCTTCCTCAATATGTCTCCTCGTTTGAGGATTTGTCTGAGGATTGTCAAGGATTTCTCTGTCCTTTTGGATGTGTTGTTCTATAGTTTCCATAAGTTGTATCCCAAATGTTTTTAATTAAGACCAAATGAATCTCGAATAAGATTGAGAGCAGTAACGTTTTTGCCCTCTGACAATTCAAAATGATGCCTTAGACTACGAATAATGTAAAATCCACTAAGTTGTTGATCAACTTCTTTTACATCAGATGAAGTTGTACCACCTTCATTGTTAGTTGGCCCAGATTTGGGAACAACAATGTTGATAACTCCTCCAGCACGTAATCTAATATTACATGGTACAGTTATATTTAGTGACTGTGTGAAGAGTAATGTGTACCTAGAGAATGCTCTAGCCATGTCTTCATCTTGTCTACCAGAACTTGCTACCTGATCATCGTCATCTTTTTCTTTCAAAGATGGCCCCAACATACCCTTATCACCAACTCTAACTAAAAGTCTAGAAGCATAATCAGTGATATCACCTGCAGGGATTGGAACTTCCGATCCAGCAGACTTCATACCATCTCTATTCAACTCTTCTTTTAGTTTATGATGGATTACGTTTGTAGTCCAATCGTTTGGATTAAAGAAATATGTCAAATTAGAGTATAGTCCAACTCTTAGGTTTTTTTGTAGATTTGTTGTCTTATCCGTATAATGATGAATAATCTTATAGTTATTAGCTTCAGGATCACCAGATTCAGTAGCAGTTGTGAAAGTATATGTCTCTATTGGAGGAGGAGTACCTCCTGAAGAAGACTGGAGTAATTTAGGATCAACATCCTCAGTAGAAGATATTATACCATCAACTGATCTAAACTTATATCCATCATAATCCTCATAAAATAAGAATCCAGAAGTACCACCAGCTCTACCAGTAGTTGCTGGTTGAGCCTTAGGACATAACCAAGTAGCTAGATAAAATGGTTTTCTAGTATTACCAATAAACTCATACTTAGTGATACTCTTCTCCACCTGCATCCTATCTTCTGGTACTTTCAATACCTCTTTAAGAAGAGTCTCTATATGTGTACTAATCTCTGCACTCTTATATCTTTGCTGACATCTAACAGTTTCATTCATTAAATTCTGCAATGAACTCAAACATATAGTGAAAGTTTCTTGGTTCTCATTCTTACTGACATCTTCAATACCAGTAATATACAAAGGGTTATCCTTCTCCTCTCCACTAGTAAACTTCATGTCACCATTACTAGTATTAATAGTCATATCAACTCTCTCATATCCCCGCAATGGAACTCTACTGAGAATATTTGTAGTATCAGATACCTTCAGATAACAAGTAATTGCAGGAGATAATATATCCTCATAATAATCCATCTGATATACTTTATCAGTTATACTCTCAGCATCTGTTCCAGAACCAGAATTATCAGAAGTCTGACCCTTAACAAACTTAACGTTCTGATCAGGAGTTACCGTAATACTCTTAAATTCTATCTTATTAAGACTTGACATTAGGATGCCCCCAAACCTTGTATTTGCAGCATAGCCATAACAACACCACTATCATGGCCAACAGGAATAAACTGAGGTGGTGGTGAATCCCCTCCACCACCAACTGGCGCTGCTGGAGCTGGTGTCACTGGCATCGCAAAGAACTGATGTCCACCACTACCACCTTCAGCTGAAGCAATCTCATATTCTGGATATTGTTCTGGTGCTCTCTTATCTATAGAAGCTCCTTGAACCTGAGATGCATCACTCGTTAATAATGGATTTTGAACTGCACCTCTTTCTAATTGTTTTCCAGATCCATATTCAGCAAAGAAAGCATTATCTTGATATCCACCCCTATCCACAACATCACTACCCTCTACTTTACCACCAAGAAACTCTGTTCTACCACCAACATGTTTTGCAGCCTCTGACTGTAATTCTGGATTCTGTAAATCTGCTGCTGTCTTATCATACAAGTCCTCCATCTGTTTCTTAGTTACATCTTGTCCTCTTCTCTCATAGTAAGACATCATTGCCACTACTGCACTCTTCCTATCTGTGATATTCTTAAATTCCTCAGATGTCTTAGTACCAGGCCCACTGGATACATTAGGATCCTTATATGCAGGTTGATATTGACCATCAGCAGTAACTACTTCCTTAACCGTTCCGCCATATGTACCATCAGCCTGTCTATTATAGATTGACTGTGCAACATCTGCTCTTGATTGAGAATCTCCACCTTCCAAAGCAGAAACAGCAGTTAAGGCAGCAAAATCCTCACTCTCAGTATCCATAGATCCTGTAGTACCAGATTTCTTCTGCCCCATAGCATCTTCTTGAGGTTCTGCCTTGGTTATCTTTATAGGAACCTCAGTAACCTCCTGATCTTTATTACCTTCTTTCCTCTTTTTATTTTGTTTATCAAAATCAAATGCATTGAATGTGAGTGCATCTAACATTCCAGCACCCATTCGTTTCACTTTTTCGCCAGGAGTACCACCAACTACCTCTGGTTTACCCTCCATAAATGATCCAGCCTTGGTCAACTTCTCAAATCTAGCAACCAATTCACCAAAAGTATTGGTATCCTTAACAGTTACATCAAGTTCTCCAACATCACTTGTTCCTGATACTGCTTCTATCTTAGGAGGTTGTTCTTGTGATAGGGCTTCCTGATCTTCTGCAACTTCTTCTGGTTGTTTCTCTGGTGGTTGTTTACCTGCCTTCTTATCTTTGTCTATATTCTTGACATTATCAATGGTATTTTTACTCACCATCTGACCTTTATCAGTAGCCTTATCTAACTGATCTTTGGTTTTAACCTTTGTTTGTTCTGCTTTTTGTACATCTTTTTGAACTGCATCACCATCACCACCATAAGCACCCATGATATGTGAAGTAATATGTATTGGTGTGGCCATTGCTCCTTTAGCCAATAACATCGGGAGTAATATCAAAGCACCAGCACCCTTCAAGAGATTACCAAGAAGTCCACTACCCTTAGTAGCAGGTTCAAACTTGTTTATAAAATTCTTTGCCCTCTGTATTTTATTAGCATTAGGTATATCCTTTCCTACTTTACGACTCTGTAAGAATTGTTTAAACCTATTAATCTTAGACTCGGCCTGATCAACAGACTTCCGTGCCTTTGAGTGGACTCTTAATGTAGATACT